GTTTTCATTTTTTCAAAAACAAATCGTCAGAAGTACGGGGGGGTTATCCGTGTTAGGTACTCCCGTACTTGCTGATTCGTTCCTTTGCAAGTTTCGTAAGGTATTCCTTGCTCAACTGTCCTTTGTCAGCTTGTTTATGGTGTTTTATACATAAACAAATAAGGTTGCTGTCTTTTAGCAACCCCTCTTTGTCTTCTCTTAACTTGGTTATATGATGAACTTCTAAATCTTTGTAATTGTATATGCCGTTATCTCTGCATACCTCACATAAATATTGTGCCCGCTCTCGAATCTCTTGCGACTTCTTCGCCCACGCTGACGTGTTTCTTAACTTACGTTCTTCCGCAGAGCCGTAACGTTCGCTGTCCCATTTTGGTTTATTGTAATTGCATTTATACTTTGTACTATGTATGCGTCCGCATTTACTACAAGCTCTATACAATTTACTTCACCCTCAAACGCTGCCCTACATAGATTAAGTTCGGGTTTTTGATTCCGTTCCACTTTACAAGCTGTTCTACCGTGGTTTTGTATTTCTTGGCTATCTTTGTAAGGTTATCATTCTTCTTAACGGTGTAATACTTCGGCTTGGTTTCTTTCGGCTTTTTTTCCTTTACAGTTTTTTGTTTCTTGAATCCGTTAAGCCCTGCCGACTTCATTATGCTTGGATAATCTTTATAAGCGTAGTCCATATCTACGTTACCGTCTATGCCGTTAACTTTTCCACGCCTGGCGTACTGCCACATTCCGTATTTGCCTTTATACGTAACTTCGGTGTTAAACTGTGAAAGCCATACGTCATAGTCTTTTAATGCGGTCATATCGAGCTTGTCTGTAAGGAAGCTTTTATATGAATAAATGCAAACGTAATAACCCGCCTTTTCAAGTACGCTGCAAAATGCCTTACACATTTCCGTAAGCGTCTTTTTCGGTAAATCGAGCTGCACCTTGTCCTCAATGTCAAAAGCGATAGGATATTCAAAGGTTTTGCCTTTCAGAATCTTTACAACCGCTTTTGCTTCCTCTTTCGCCCGGTCAACTGTTTTAGCGTATGAATAACAATAAGCACCTACGGGAATACCGACGGCTTTTGCTTCTTTGTAGTTCTTTTCGAAGTTATCGGCTACGTTTACTCCCCAAGCACATTTAAGAATCGCAAAATCTACGCCCGCAGCTTTAACCTTTTTCCAATCTATATTGCCTTGGTGAACCGAAACGTCTATGCCTTTAAACATTGTCGTTCCCTCCGTTTTTATGATAATTAACGCTTGAAATGCCCAAGCACGTACCTAAACAAGTGTCAACGGCTATTGCTATGGTAATAACCTCTTGCGTGTGTGGAATACCAAGTGTCGCACCGATAACGCCGTATAAGGTCGTCAGAGCGGGCAGAAGCGTAAGAGCTACCCATTTCAAAATGTCGTATACCTTATTACTCATAAAATCACCTCATAAGAAAAGGGAGCGTTTCCGCTCCCCAAATGCCAAGTTCCTACTTTATTATCTTAACACCTATTTTGTTTCATTTTGTTTCATATTTAGTGATACAATTAACTTTTTGAAACATAAAAGGCAAGCCGTTAAGCCTGCCCTCTTTATTTTATTAGCAAATATAAAATTACAATAAGCATACCTAAAACAAAACCTATAACAAAGCCGTCAACTCTGCCCTTTAATTTCGCTTGTTTTGCTATTTCTGCCCTGCGTCGTTCCTCTTGCGTGCCGTGAGCACACTCATATAAAAATTTGTCTACGGCTTGCTCGTCGGTAAGTTCGGCATACTCTTTATTGTATTCCTGCGGAATTGGTGGAAAGTCTAACTCTTTCCGCATTTGATTCATTGATATTTTGCCATTGTAATATTTTTCGTTAAGCTTGTCTAAAAGCTCCCTATAATTCTCTTTATTATTCATTCTCTACCTCGCTTTCCTCGTCATCTTCCTCGTCATCGTTTTTTTGCAACGCATATAATTTTTCTCTAAACGCTTTAAAGCAATCATCACATAAATCTATATGAATATCACAGTATTCATAAAATTTAGCCGTAGCATCAATTTTAACGTCTAATATACGATTATCTGTAACCTCTTTTTTACACACATCACAATATTGTTTAGTCATTCTCGTCTGCCTCACTTTCAAGCCAATCAATCCACAAATCTAAACAAATTTCACACTTTACATAGGGAAAAATATTCAGTCCGCAATATGCTTTATGCTCGCATTTTTCACAGTCTGCTTTTTTTAACGCATCTGCCATTTCCTCAATGCTCATGTTTTTAATTCGTTCATACTGTGTCATTTTCGTCTGCCTCCTTATTTTCATACCGCCTTTAAATTGTCTTTTATCACATTCAGCTTACGCCATATCTGTACTCGGCTGTACGGGATTCGGTTTTCAATTTTCGTTATGGATAGGTTGTCCAAGTAATAATATTTGAATATGATATCGTACCAATCCTTACTCGCCCGTAGTTCCCGTTCTTTCATGTCCAATAACTCTTTGCGATCGTCTAATATTCCTTTTACCTCCTCCAACCGCTCGTCAATGCGCTTTTTCTCTTTTTCGATAAGGTAAGCGTCAAAGGGATTGCTTGTTTTTGTACCGGTCACCCGTTCTTTTTCAAAGTCAACCGCTGTCGGCTGTGTCCTTGCGAATAATTCCTCTTGCTCCGTCAGAATAGCGTCGTATTGACTTTGTACTAAAACGTATTTCGTCTTTAATTGGTGATATTCTACATATAGCACTCGCAACCCTCCTTTTTACAACTCGCCCTCAAATAGTGAAAACTGTCCTTTATATTTTTCGTGCCGCTGACGTTTCTTGCGATACTCGTCATATTGCTTACGGTATCGGTACGAATCGCCGAAGATATTCCAAGCTGCTTTATAGATTTTCGGCTCATACTCTTTTAACAGTTCTAAATCTTCCGTCGCTCTTGAAGAAATTGAGCAACCGCAACAGCCCGTCCTTTTAAAGCCGTAAACTTCGTAAGCGTCTGAATACTTTATGCCGTAATATTCCTTGTACCACTTTTTATCTTCATCAGAAACGTAATAGAGCGGTTTAAATCTGTATTGCCCGTCATTACTTCTGTTAAAGCACATTGTTTCTCCGTATTCTAACCTTTTAGGAACAGACCGCATACCGCCCTCGTCCCGTCTTTCGCCCGTTATTACCATATCGTATCCTTTTTGAATACTGTGTGCGGGTGTCTTCTTGCAATAGTCGCAACATTTAGCACTCACCTTGAACGGTATCGGGTTTTCCTTAATGAAATCGTACAAATACGGCGAGGAATCGATTACAAGCTGTATATCCGGTCTTGGCTCACCTTTTGAATTACAACAGCAAAAGTTTATGCCCTGCTCTGCCGACGGGTATCTTTCGCTTAATTCACGCCTTTTTGCTTCCTTATCTTCGGCAAGAGCGTATTCTTCTTTAATGTCCAACGGAAGATTTTTACTTTGCACCGTTTCCAAAGCAGCTGAAACGATTTTTGATATAAACGGAAGCCCACAATCCCTTGTCGCAAGTAAAATGTTCTTTTTCGGCTTGACTTCTTCGATTTCAACTCCGTATTTTTCTGCCGTTTCTCTTACGTGGCGTTTTGTCGCTTCCATTTCAAGCCCGGTATTAAAAAACACATATTTTACTTTCTGTACTCCATCCATTCCTTGCGGATTTAAACTTCCCATAAGCTGCCGTGTCCGTTCTATGAGATCAATAAGAATGTCTGAATCACTACCGCCCGAATAAGAGCATATAGCGTTTGGGTGTTCTCTTAACCTCTGCCATACGATTCCTTGCAAGGTTTGGAACTTTCTCTCGCTCTCAAAATCGGCATATTCTGGTCTGTCTTCATATACCGAACTTCTAAACTCGCCCTCTTTTTTCTGTTTCATCTGTTACTCCTCAAAATAAACTTAACTGTTCCGTATGTTCTTCCGTGTAATCCGGCACATAATCTAAACTGTTATTAAGTTCTTGAATAAAATCCTCATAACACATTACATTCCCACCGTAAAATGTAACATTTCCACCCGATATGCTCCGTCCGTCAAATAATTCGGGACATTTGTAATTCTTATCCAGCCAGCCGTATTCCCAGCCGTACTCGTCAAGACAATATCTGTCCGTAAAATTGATATGAAATTCATATTTGCCGTTCTTTGCCTTTATTTCTTTTCTGTATTCAAATGCTTCGTTATTCAGAATTTTTTTAACGCACTCATCATATTTTACTCTTGTAATAAAATCCCTGCCGTTCATTGTCTTATGCAAAACGGATATTCATTATCCATTTATTTTTCCTTTCTTCTGACTTTTCGAACTGTTCAACGTATCTAACAACCGCTGCCCAACATTCCGCAAAAGTATTAAAATCTTTTTGTCCGGGGAAATAGCACGTCCCGTCAGAAAATGTGATTATGTAAGTAAACATTGTTACACCTCGATTCGTTTAATCATTCTGTCCTCCATTGCTTCCCTTTCGGTTGGGGCTTTCAATAACAGCGTCCGTAAGTATGCTTTCGGGTTTCGTATCTTTTTATCTGACTTTACCCAACTGTTTTCGTAAACGTATTCCACGTCCTCGCAACTTATTTGAGCAGCCTTTACGTAATTCGTCCAATCGTTATCGTTTTCCAAGCACTCGGTAAGAACTTCGATTACAAGGTCTAAAAATGAAGTCGGTATTGTTTCGGCTAAATAGTCATACTCAATATTGCTCTTTATCTCGTCCGTCTGCTCTTTGTTAAAGGGGATTATAGGGGATAGATTCTTAACTTCTTTTATTTCTTTATATTCTTTTATATTAGTATACGGTTTGTCGGTCGTTTGTCGGTCATTTGTCGGTCGTTTGTCATTTGGTTTGTCACTTGGTGTTTGGTAAGTGTCGAAATTGTTTATTGTTATCAAGGTATAAGCGTTTGTCGAAGTGCTTGTCAGTTCGTTTGTCATTTTTAAGTGTTCTAACGCTGTTCTCACATTTCGCACCGATAACCCTAATTCCTTTGCAAGCTGACTAATCGTGGTTAGCCGCTGCCCTCTTTTAACCTCGACTCCCCTATACCGTGTATCCTCATAATTAGCCGTTAAGAGTAAATGAATAAACAAATCTTTCGTTACGGAATCGGTGTACCATTCCCATTTGAGCATTTTCCTATATAGCTTTATAAAGCCATTCACGTTTACTCCTCCCGAATCTGATAAACCGCAACTGTCTTGCCCGTGTATTGACACTTCTTTTTGCCGATTACTTCTACTTTGCCTTGTGCTTGTAACTCGGTTAAACGTGGAGCAGAGAAGTTTCTCTCGGCAGTCGGTGTGTATCTTCTGTGATACATTTCAAATGCGATCTCTTTTGCAGTTAATTGTCTTCCGTCTAATATTTCGAGAATCTGCTTGTATCTCTTTTGACGGTCAACTGTTTCGTTAGCTTCTGCTTTTGTTTCAAAGGGTGTGTATTCGCCCGGTAATCTTTCAATAATCATAATGTCCTCCTTATTTGTACCAACCTATACTTACCTTGCCCGTTACGGTGTTTTCCCATATTTGCACGGTTGCATTTTTTATAATGGTTTCCTTATCGTAAATATTGGCGTCTACTTTCGGCTTTTTAAGCTCTCTAATCTCTTTTTCTGCCTTTTCCCATTTTGATATTACGTAAAGTGAAAGTATGCAGCTGAAAGAGGTTACAATTACACAAATAACATTAATCGTCATTATTTACCTCCTCAACTTCAAGCCATACCACTGTTTCCTCGCCATATAAAAACGTGTCAGTAAACGCCGTAACGCATTTGCGGTTATCGTCCTTTAGTTTCCCTGCCTTAACCATAGCGTCCAATATGAATTTCTTCGCAAAGCATATATTGTCCAAATCACGCTTTTTATTGCCCTCTATCCAAGTGAAATGTATTTTTATGGGTTTTTCGTATCTCGGCATACTGTAAATACGCCATATAATTTCGTTTTCAATATCTGCTTTGAATTTAGCCGCCTTGTACTTGTTCGTCCGGCATACGTTTATGTACTCGTTGAGGCTTGGAAGCTTCATATCAATACAGTAGTTCATAAATAACTCCTCCCGAATGTCTTTATAAAGTCTTCACGTGTTCCGTAGAGTTCTTCCCATTTCAATTGGCACTCACGCTTCAGTTTTTTGTCATACTCTGAATCGTAATGAACTCCCTCTGAACTCATGTTGTGGTGTCTTGCACATAAATACACCCAACAACCGTATCTGTCGCTTATCTGCCGATTTCCCATTCCGTAGAAGATATGGTGCTGATGTAAATTGAGTGTGGTTTTGCATTTATAACATTCAATCTCATTTGATAAAATGCTTTTAGTCATTTCTTCCCCACTCTCTCTGAATCTGTCCCTCGATTAAGCGCAACTGCAACTTTATGGAATTAATGGCTTCTTTATTAGCCGTTAATACTTCTTTTGCTACGTCACGCTTAAATCTTGCGTCAGCAACGGAGGGAATGCCGTAGCAGATCTTGTCTATCATTCCTATTGCTTCACCCTCTGCCCGTAGCTTTAGGCATTCTTTCCTCAAAAGGATTTTGTAGTCTTTTTCTGCCTGGGCGTATTCCTCACCGCTCTTTCGCAACTGTTTTATGCTGATTTCAAGGGATTTAGTCTTCTGCTCTAACTCTTGATATAAGTCGTACATAAAAACTCCTTTAGAATGGAAGATCACCGTCGTCCAGTATTACAAAGCCGTTTGAAGCGTCATCTACGTTAATATCAACGCCGGGCTGTCCGTTATCGTATACGGTCTTGGTTTCCGTTTTGTAACCGCAGAATGAAACTCCCGTTACCATAACCTCAACCGCTTTTCTCTTGCTGCCGTTCTTGTCTTCAAAGTTACGTGTCTGTATCGCGCCCGTTATTGCAATAAGGTCGCCTTTGCTGAAATATCTTGTAATGAACTCGGCTTTGTTCCTCCAGGCAACGCAATCTATAAAGTCCGTATGTTTCTCTTGCCCTACTCTGTCAACTGCGATACAAAAGCTTGTAACTTCCGTTCCGTTGTTGGTTGTTCTTAATTCGGGATCGGCTGTAAGTCTTCCCATTAAAACTGTGTTATTGAGCATATTATTCCTCCTCTGTGAGTGCGGTGTATTCACCCGTTACTGTTCCGTCGATAAATTTGATTTGAAACGAATCGCAATCTACTCTGACGACGATATCGTCTTCCGTTCCCTCACGTTTTTTCCCGTTTTCGTCTATGTAAAATCTCTTGATAAAAACGTAATACTTACTCTTTTCCATTGTTTACCTCCGTAAAATATGTTTTTACTAATTCCCACGCTATGTCTTCGTTTATCGGTATCTCAACGTATTTGCGGGTGTCGTCCCGTAAATGTACGCCTTTCAGAAACTCTATGTTTTCACCGTATGTCTGCATATATGCAATTCGGTATAGGTTTAATTGATAGGCTAAATAATTCTTGTCAAGAGCCGAAGTTCTTTTGATATCTGCCAAGCCTTTCTTTCCGTCTGCGGTTAAGACTAAATCCAATCGCCCGGCAGCTAATGGTAAATCGGGGAATTTTCTGTCCCATAGAATCACGGGTACTTCGTTATCCACTACTTCGAACTTGTAATGCTTTTGTAGGAACTTAAAATTCCGTAATTCCTTTAACTCGCTTTCTTCACCGTACTTGCAGAATCTCTCAATAACTTCGTGTACCTCTGTTCCCTTTCGGGCTGCATTCTCTAATGTCGCCTTGTCAATTCCGTCATACTTCTTGCCGAACTTGACGCCTAACATCTGTGTTATGCTCGGTAAAACCACGCCCTCATATATGTACGTGTGTGTGGTATAGTCAAATTCAAGCGTTAAGCCGTTAATTTTCCACTTTTCCATAGTCTTTGACCTTTATCCTCACCGAAGCCTTTACGGGCGTAATCTTGACGTAATCGTCAAATATTTCGGGCAAGTCCGCTCTCAACATTTTCGTATCAAGCGTTTCCCGGTCAGAAGCTGCAACGTAAGTAATAGACAAAACGTCGTTGTCAACTTTGATAATGCCCTTTTCTTCCATTTCGGAAAGTATGGCATTTTTAAGTATTTCCTCACGGTCTTTTATCTGCTTTATTTTGATTTCAAAATCTGCTATAAGAAGTGCCGTCGTTTCGTCTAAAGCAGCTATGCCGTTTTCAACCTTAATCAATGATTCCATTATTTATTACCTCCCTTTTTGCTGATAACCTCGCTTGCCTGCTCGGCTGTAAGCTCGTCTATGTTTCCAACTTTGTAATATCCCAACATAGCGGGTATATCACTCACAAGCTTATTGATAAGCTCTTTCTGTTTAGGGCTTGCCTTTGGCTTATCTTGGTTATTAATGGCGTTTTGTACTTCTTCGTAACTTGCTACGCTTGTATCAATGCCGAATCCCGCCATACCTAACGCTCTGCCTACTGCCGACGTTTCGCAGTTCTCAATATACGAAGTCTTGTTTATAAACGAGCTGTTTTCCTTTTCGTAAGCCGTTCCCGTACCTAATACAACTACGTTTCCGTTCTCGTTTGTATAACCTACGCTTGCATTAAATACGCATACGCCGTCCTCGTTGCTTAACATTGACGTTATAATTGAGCCCGTCGGGTAAACCATTCTGAAAGCCTTTATACGCTGATTCACTTCGGCGTATTCCTTACCCTTAATGTCGGTTGTCTTAATTGTTTCGTTAGCAGCCTTTATCTGCTCATAAGTGATTGCCATTTTTGTACTCCTCATTTCTTATATTTTTTCTTGTGGTTAATGTACTGATATCTTTTATTGTTTTCTGCTCGTCTGCGTTCGTTTATGCGGTCACGTTCTTTTCTATATGCCAGGTATTCCTCGCATACGGAATGGCAATAAAACGTCCGTTCCTCGCAGTTCATACACGGGCTTTTCATTCGTCAAAGTCCTCTTTTCCGCTTTTGAAAATGTCGATAAGGTCAAGCACCGTTCTCGGTAATACGTAACCCAAGCCAAGCCAAAAGCAAATACCTATTGCAATAATGCAGAATAAAAATGTACCGTAAGTCATATATGTTTCCTCCAATATTCAATATGTCTTATTAGTTTCTCTACGGTCAGTTCAAATTTGTAAATCACTCTGCCAAGGTTTATACATTCCTCGGCGGTTAAACCGCTTGCCCTATACATAGCAAGCTCTTGTAATTCGGCTTGCAGCTTATCGTTCATTCTCGCCCTCCTTAATAATCGCAACGTTTCTTGTGCGAATAACGGGTGTGCAACAGATGAACTCTAAACAAGGCAAACCGCTGTTAATAAACTGCGTTAATGCTTCCGTTTTGTTTTCGGCTTCAAAGTATGCAGTTCTTATCAAATTACCCTCACCGTAATACTCAACTTTCCACGTCTGCATTTTTACCCTCCTAACTTATCGCCCTTGCAAAAGCGACCTTGGTAATGTCCCTGCCGATTCCGTATCGGCGTTTAATGGTCTTTTCAGAACAGCCCATATACAAAGCGCATTCCGTTCTTGTTAAAAGCTCTTTGTCCGGGAATCGTTTGTCGAGCCGTTCGAGGTTGTCCCTAAAATTTTCTTTTTCTCGCATATTGTCACCTCATTGTTTGACTTTCCAAACTTACGAAGCAAAAAAATAATCGTAAAGCTCGCCGTTGCCGATTTCAAGAGCATTTGAAACCTTTTCAATTTCAGACGCCTTAAAGTCGGTCTTGCCCGATAATTTACGATTCAAGCTGTTAGCCGAAATGCCTACATAATCGGCTAATCTTTCCTGGGAGTATCCCTTTTCTTTCATTCTGCCAAGCAGTTTACCGTTGTTAAACAAATGATTGCCCCCTTTCATATATAGATTGTTTTTTGTGTTTGGGTTTCCAAACTACATTGAAAATATTAACACTTATGTTTGGAAATGTCAACAGTTTTTTTATATTTTCTTAAAAAAAGTTTGCAAAAGTCAAACTTTATGTTATAATAATGGCGAAAGGACGGTGTCAAATATGGCTAAAAGAATTGATACCCCGGCTACAAGAATAACAAAGGCATTACAGATTAAAGGAATCACCCAAGCCGAACTTTCAAGGCAGACGGGAATCGATAAGGGAACTATATCTTTATACGTTCACGGTAAATATGAGCCAAGCGCAACAAAAGCGGTTGCACTCGCCCAAGCTCTGAATACCTCGCCCGAATGGATACTCGGTTTTGACGTTCCTATGGTAAAAGAAAAAACCTCGCCGAAAGACGACGAGATTATTTCCGCATTCGAAAACTTGTCAGCTGCTCAACGTGAGCAAGTTCTCAATTTTATTCGTTTTTTGGGAGAGAAAAAATAAAATTCAGCAATTTCTCTTTTTCTTCTTCGGTTGCTGATTCTAAAAACTGTATTAATATTTCGGTATCGGTCATTTATTTTTCCCTCCTTGAATTTTATTGAACAAATGTTCGATTACAATATTTATTGTAGCAAAGAATTATAATTTGTCAAGAGCCGATTTTAAAATAGTCCAATTAAAAGGGCAGAAAGGAATAAATTATGGCAAAAAGACGAGCTGACGGATATTATCTTAAACAGATAACCTACCACGTTAACGGAAACAGGGTTAAAAAAGCGTTTTATTATAAAACCGAAAAAGAACTCATTGAAAAAATAAAAGCGTTTGAGGGGCAAATAAACGCCCTCGAATCGCACCCGTTTAATATGGTCGCTGATGAATGGGAAGATAACCATTATAAAACCATTCAAGACGGCACTAAAATTTGTTATTCACCTGCTCTGAAACGGGCAAGGGAATATTTCGGCGACGAGCCGATTCGTGATATTCGTCCGCTTGATATTCAGCGTCTGATAGATTCCCTTGCCAACAAGAAGTATTCACAGCAAACTGTCCGTGTTCAGCGGAATGTTCTTAACCTTATTTTTAAATTTGCAGTTTTGCAAGACTATATCGAGCAGAATCCCGTTGAATCTACAAGAGTGCCACGTCACCTTGCCAAGACTAAACGCACCGTTCCAACGGATAAGGATATTTCAACCATTCTTAACTCGGTTGACAAGGATTTCGGTCTGTTCCCCTACTTTTTATTATTGACGGGTTTAAGACGTGGTGAATTGTTAGCTTTACAATGGCGGGATATCGACGGCAACACGGCGCATATTTATAAGCAGATCACCTATAACGGTGATAATCAAAATCAACCGCATTTAACAGAAAATACAAAGACAGAAGCGGGGCAGCGTGATATTTTTCTTCCCGACGCTCTGCTTGAGAAGTTGAAACGTGGTAAACCTACCGACTATATCTTTGGCGGTAAATGTCCTTTGACTAAAACCGCGCTCCGCAGAAAATGGGATAAATACGTTAAAGAAACGGGTATCTCTCTGACACCCCATCAACTCCGTCACGCATACGCTACCTTTTTATATGAATCTTCCGTTCCCGAAAAGGAAGCCCAACGAATGCTCGGTCACTCGTCTATCAAAGTTACCCAGGATATTTACACCCACATTCGTGAGAATCGGCATAAGCAGACGGAAGACAAAATCAACTCATTTATTTCCACGTTAAAATGATTTATACCGACTTTTATACCGACTTATTTGTCTGTTTTTGTCCTTTTTTGTCCGTTTTTGGTCATTTTGACGAATGAAAAAAGGCAAAAAAATAAAACCCCGCATACCTTGAAAACCTTGGTAATACGGGGTTTTTTCTTTTTATGAGCCATCGGAGATTCGAACTCCGGACACCTTGATTAAAAGGCAAGTAAAAAGCCTTATTTTTCAAGGTTTATCGGCTTTTCTACCGACTTAAATCCTTTGTATACTATCATCTATGGATCAAAAACTCTTGCATTTCTTCTTTTGCTTCTTTCAATTTGTCAATGCTGTTACCGTTGATATTATGCTCCAAAAGAGCCAACATAGCGGAACACATTGTTTCGACAAATTTGTCTTGTTTCTTGTCCTTGCTTTCTAATACTGTTAGTCTTTCGTCCATTCTCTTTATCTGCTCGGAGTGGAGTTGTATTGATTCGCTGTTCTTCGAGCCTTTGCTTTCTGCTACCCATTTTTTAATGTAAGCCCAAGCGGCTCCAATAGCGGTAATGAAAGCCGCCATTTGTAATAGAAGATTAATTATATTCTGTGCATTGTCCATATCACACCTCCACCCAATTGCCCCAGGAACTCGAATAATAACATCTCTTGTAAGTCTTGGGAGCTGTTTTATCTATTGTTTCTACTACTTGCATATATGCCGTTGAAATATCATATACGGTTAAAATAAACGTACCCGAATTGACAGGGCAATTACTTAAACCGCTTGCTTCGCCGAAATACCAACGTGCCGTTAATAAATCGTCTAAATCTGCTCCGCTTGATATTTCTTGCAGTGCTAAATTTATACCGTTTACTTCTAAACTCTTTTGATTCGTTGGGAAGCAATTTATACCTATACTATTCAATATACGGTCAACAAAGAATGTCGGCATTCCTATCGGCAATGTTAAGTTATACGTGGTATTGCCGAACAGATCCTCAACCTTGACTTGTACGTCCCATTCGTAGTTGTTGTCAAGATTCAGCGTACTTGTTACTTCGTCCGTTAATGTACTCCATGCTGAATACGTACTCGCAGAAACCTTTTTATATCTGCATTGAATTGTTACGCTGTTTAATGAATCAAGGCTCGAATAATCTGCATTTACATTTATATCCGTCGCAGAATAATAATTGCTCTGCCTTTGCAATGAGATTATAGCCGTCGGGAGCGTCCAATTCAATACCGTAACTTCAAGATCTTTTGAGGAACTGTTCCCTCGGCTGTCCGTTACTGTAATTACGGCGGTAATGTCACTCGCACGGTCAATAACTATGTTACTGACCGAAGCCGAAGTTCCGCTGATCGTCATACTGTATACGTTTCCGTTTACGTTAACCGAACAGCTCGATATTGTAGCGTCCTGCAATGCCGTTAAGCCCGTTGCAGTGAACTGTACCGTACTTTGATTTCTTACGATCTTCTGATTGTCGCTTGTAATTGCCGTTACCGTTGCATTGGTGTCTTGATAACTTACTGTATCAATGCTCGGCGCATATACGTTTGATATGGAATACGTACCTCCCGTTTTTGTATCGGCATTTGTTCCGTAGGTTACCTTTACCTTGTACGTTCCGCTTACCGCATTCGGTAAGCTCTGCAATAACTTATTTATTGTTGCGGTATCATTGAATCCGCTTATGCTTGTCCCGGTAATCGTATCTTCCGTGACCTGCGAATCGTCCGCTCCTATAAGGTTAACTGTAATTGTTCGCCTTAACGGATTGTATATACCTATCGTTACCCTTTCGCCTACGGTGAAGCTCGGCATACTGTTTGCATAAGGATAAGCATACGTTGTTACACTCGCAGCCGAACTGTCCTCGGTTTCTTGCGTGTCTTTATTACGTACTCTTGTCTTTATCTGATAGGTTGTATTTGCGGTCAGCCCGTTTATCGTATAGCTTCCGTTTCGTCCCGTTGCTATATTGATACCCGTCCAGGTTGTTCCGTCTGTTGAATACCATAAATAATCTATTACGCTGTCGCTCGTCCACGCCATTGTAACTGTGGTTTCTGTACGGGCTGTTAATGTTTGTGATATTGTCATTTAATTACCTCCCGCAACCGATACAAGCCCTATGCCGTCATTTATAATAGTATTCCCGCTTTCAAGCGTTATGGGTATGAATCGCATCTTATTACATAACGTGATTTCTTCTTCAACTACGCTTTTCTTTTGATGGAACTCGTCTTTATCTACCCAATAGATTTTATTATTTAATCTGTCGAATCCCGCAAAACCTACCTGGTTATTGATGCGGATATATGAGCCGTCTTGTCCGTACATCTTCAGCCCGTCTTTATCTAACTGCCCTATTAGATTATTAGCGTCGTCATAGATCTCGATTTTTCCGCTTTCGTTCAAATTTGAGCCTAACTTTAACGCACCGCCCTTAATCATACTTGCTGTGAGATTCAATACATTAATGGCTTGCATATTCAATTTTCCGTCAATAGTCCATGCTGAAGTGAATATTCCGTTTATCCCGGTACTTGAAAAACCTATACCGCCATTGTTTATCCTTATAACGTTGTGAGCTGTTTCTTTCGGCAGAGAATCAACAACGAGAATCTGATCTCCGTTATAAATTACGAATCCGTTGCCTAAAACGCCCATTATTTCATTTGTGGCTTGCTGCAATTCTGCTTCAAGTGAAGATATACTTGTACCGCTTCCTACCGTGATTTGTTCTACAACGGAAGAAGTTATGTTTTGCGTTAAATTTGAAAGCTTCTTCTTGAAATTGCCGAACTCTAACTCGGTGTACTTTCCCAATATACAATCATATTCAAATGAAATGATATTTGTCAGCAAATCAAGGTTAAGACGCTCGTCTATAACCTCCACCGTGTCGCCGATATCGGTTATCCGTTCAAGATTCGCCTTTAACGTGTAATTTATCTGCGGTATACAATTTATATCTATATACGCTTGGGCTTGTGAGCGCAAATCTGTTATAAGGGCTTCCTTGTAAGCGGTTTCGTCAAGGTTTCCGTCACCGTCTTTATAAGGCTCGTCGTCTATATCCTGGTCGAATGCTATTGTTTTCGTATAAGGTATATCGTAACTCGTTGCATTGCTTGGATATACATACGGATCTATTTCGTCGTCAAGAGCGTTAAGCATAATTCCGTCTGCACCGGTTGGCAAAAGCTTTGTTACTACGTTGTCCCAATTCTCTTGACAAGTAATGTCTTTGAGATTCTTCGCATACCGCACCGTTACTCCGTTGTCAGAGCCGATTTCGTCTAAAATCTTGATATCCCAATTATCCCGCAGCAAGTGACCACCCCAACGCTCCAATACAACCTCTATGGCTTCGTATAGTGAGCTTCTAACGCAACGGTAACTGTCAGCCGTACCAATGTTTGAGTACGTTGTAAACGGGCTTGTAGTGTCCGTAGCGTCGTTTAAATGCTCAAGAGCGTCGTTACAATTCTTATCTACTACGTAACTGTCCTCAATTAAATAGTTTTCAGAATCGTAATAAACGTGATATGCCCTTACCGTAATTTTTTTACGGGTTTTTTCGGGATTGGTGATTCTGAACGCTTGGTCGCCCTGCGGCGTGGGGGCAACTAATATGTTGCCCTCCACTAAATCGTCCACATAATCAAGGCTTGCTTCAAGGTCTAAATAATACTCGCCGTTGTCTTCTTTGTGTACCTTTGCTTTAACGGGCAATATAATTTTATCGCCGTTAGAATTATAAATTTTATCCGTCGGCTGAAATAATTTTATCATTAATTATCAACTCGCTTTATTAAATACAAAAAATCGGGCAGAAAGCATTAGTTGTTGAAGCGTTATTAGCCGTTCCGCTTCCGCTTGACGTTGTAACTACACAAAATTGAGCGGTATTAGTTTTTCTGCGTACTCTTAACGAATAATACGGCGCACCAAATCCCGTCAGCTTTTTATTATCTGCCGAAGCGTTGAAATACGTATAAATGGATTCGTTTGTCATAGCACTACCGTTATTATAAGTTGCACCTACTTCTTCAAGGCAAGGTAAAAACAGCTTTTCCTTTGACGTTCTTACGCTATCGTCCGCGTCGTCGTATTCCTTGTCTACCGTCTTAATTCCCGTCTGTAATGCAGACGGGAACGCCTTGTAAAGCTGCCATAACATTTTACGTGCTACGCAACCGTAGGTTAATTCGTTGTCGGTTTCATTAAGCGAATCGGCGTACAAATCACCCGTCGCACCTAACCAACCGCCAACGTTAGTGTTAGTGTCGTTCATCTGTCCGTGCAGCTGAATATACTTTGCCATAAATGTAAGCGCAGCTTTGTCTTGTGAGCCACTTATTGTTTCGTGGCTTTTTGCGACTAACATAAACTGAATCGCAGCGGGCATACCATTATATATGAACTCAACTGTTTTTGTCTGTCCTACTGTATAACCGCTTACTGTCCCCGCCGCTGCGTTTGAAATGATTGTTGCCCAATCGTCTGTGATTGTATCACCCCAATCAGTTCCACCGCTTGCAACCTTAACGCTCCCTGCGGAAAGCCCGACAATCAATCCGTTCTGAAAATCTTTGTTTGCCATTTTCTCACCTCTTATGAGTTAAGTTGAGCCGTTGCTTTGCCACCGATTGTGAGTGCGATTGTAAATGTGTCGCCGTTGTTTACTGTGATAGGATTATCAAGAACGGTACGGTCAAGCATTACAATATTATCACCGCTGTCACCCCACATTGCATACCAACCAATCTCGTTTATTGTTATTTCGCTTGTGCCGTCATAACGCCAAATTTGCGACAATATACAAGCATTTTCCATTCCTACCGTATCTGTCGGATTTTGAATATTAGCATTAATAGGCGTAAAGTTTGTATCGTCAATCGGCGTTTCCAATACGTAATCGTCTAAAGTCGGCGCGGTTGTTCCACTTCCAAAAGCAAATGTAGCATTTCTATATAATGAACCGCTTCTAACTGCGGCAAAGTTGCAAGAACGTGACATTTTGTGGGCGGGCATAGCCATTGCACCGCCAATATCTGAAAATACTTTAACTGTGCCTTGAATTGTTTTATGTTTTACGTTAGATATTTGCGACGGTGAATAAGTGTTACCTGCACATTTCATACTTGAAGTTACAATCTGTAAAAAATTTTTATTAAGCATTATTATCGTCCTCCACAAATTTACTTTCTACACAATCAAATATATTTGAAAACGGGATTGTCCCGCTTCCGCTACTTTGCGGTTCAGGGTATCTGCTGACATCAATATCTGTGTCACCCACACCCGTTAATAAGCCACTTGTAAAAGTCAACGGGACATTGCTTCCGTCATAAGTGATTGCGGTAATCTGTCCGTTTGTTTCCGTTACTGTTAATGTATGCGTGTTATTGTCTATGTCGGTTACCGTGTACGTTCCGTCTGCATTGAGCGTTATATCGGTTATTTCTATTCCTCCACCCGAAACGTCTACAACGGCTTTGAGATAATTTAAAACGTCATACTCGCCGTTTTCGGTTATGGTAAGCGTTTCCGTTGGCGCATCGAGGTATTTAACAAATATAGCGTCTAATACTTCGTTGCCGTTTATATAAGCCATAAAATAACCTCCTTAAAACTCCGTTTGATATACCATTGAATATAAAGCCCTCTCGCCCGTCAATAATACAAAATCGGCTCTAATTCCCAAAGCGTTTAAGTCAATAGCGTTTGCAAAGTCGTTAATATAAGCTGTACCTATAACGCCGTCCGTTTCGTAAGTGGGTAAGTCTATTGGCAACCGTTTATAAACGGGTGTAAAAACGGGTGTAATTGGCATAACGCTTTTTCTTTGTTCGGTTGTCGGTGTACCGCTATAAAACAATTTAGCAATATCACTTATAGCGGGCGTTGCCGTTTCTGCCGCTTGGCAAGTAAAAAAGACTTGTACGGTATTACCAATCTTAGCGGCGTGTATAGATAAACTTGACAATGCGTTTAAGTTTGCGTCGGTCATTACTCCCGTTGGCAAAGTATCTTTGGAATATCTTACAACCATTTTATTAATAACTTTTTCAATATTTACCGTGTTATTGTCTACCTTTGTGTCAAGCTCATTAAGTCGGGCGTTAAAGTCGTCCCTTGTATCGTCGGTAATATAGTAAACGCAATCGGCTATAAGCTCGGCTTCGGGTATTGCGTCATATTCTGCCTGCGTGCCTATCCAAAACGACAAACCGCTACCGTCTGCTTGGTTAATGAGCTTTTCCTCGCCGTCTTGTCCTTTAAGCATTACTACCTTGACAATGGGCTTTTCACTAAATAAATTAGCCATTATTAAACCTCCCTTGTGATGTCTGCGATAATATCCAACGTTCCGTGAAGAACGGTAAATACGTCGCCGTTTACGTCTATCTGCAAATCATAATAATATGTGCCGACTTCCAAATTGTATGTATCGTTTGGAGCAACTCTTACGCTATACTTGCCGTCCTCTACCTTGACTATGCCGTTTCCAAGTGACTTTTGAAATACGTACTCGGATTCGTGCAAAGTCTTTTTAACAGAAAAATAAACCGCGTCCGCTTCTGAAACGCCGTCTATCTCTACTCCAAAGGCTAAAGTATCGCCCCGTATCATTTCAAGATTTTCCATTTTATCCTCCTTATAACCACCGCGAATAATTCTCTATAACAACTTTCGTAACAGAGCCGCCGAATCTAAACTCATTACCGCCGACGTTTAACAAAAGATTGTCGTAACTACCCGCTACAAGTCGGTTTTTAAGTACGTTTCCTTTATATGCTTCCATTTGCTCGGTGTCTATCGTTATATAGTTTTCCGTACCCAAAGCAATATTGAATATTGACACTCCGTTTAACTTAACAACTATATCCCCGCTTCCGTATATCGTCAGTATAGGTTTCGCCTTGTAGTTTCCTATGTTCTGAACTATAAAATCGCGGTTAATAACGCTTGCAAAATAAACCGGCATCGCCCTTGCGTACTGTGTCGCCTTTATCGTAGTAGTTCCGTCGAATGTATCTGCTCCGTATAAAGCGTCTAACTGTGTAACAAGAATTTCGTCTGTTATCTGTTCCGTTGTTGCCGTCGCTAACGGGTAATAAATAATCATTCCGTCTAATGCAGTTTTCATCTGCGCCGCCGTTGTACCTACCGAAAATCCTACCCAATAATTCGTTTCATCGGCTCTTGCGAATATCTTGTTTTTATTGTCGGCGTTGTCCCAATTCGAATTAGCCGAAGAATAAACCGCGCTCGTGCTTAAAACCGCCGCCGATTTCTTTGTATTGTAGTTTTTCGCGTCTGTCGGCTTCGGTATCACCGCATACGCTATGTTTGTATACGTTGAAATTGCCGTAATGTCGTCGGTATCTATTTCGTATTTACCTACCGCTTTACGAATGTACCATTTACTCCCGTTTTTATATATGCGGTCTTGGTATAATTCACTCCCGAAGCTTATTTTTGCAAGCTCCGTCGAGCCAAGATTGTACGTATACGTTACGGAACTGTTACCGCCCGTAAAAACGGCGTTATTCTGTCCCAAAACAACTTTAACGGGTACGTAATTATTCGTCGCAGGCGTTCCGCTCTGTTGTGAATTTCCGTATATCTGTATATCATTTAAGGCTGCGCCCGTTGTTTTAAGCGTAACCTTTGTTCCCGCTTCGCTCTCGGCGGTAAACTCGAATGTTCTCGGCGTTTCTGCATGCGAAAACTTAAACGGCTGAACGTGAAATACTACATTTGCCGTTCTGAATCTTATTAGCTTATCAAAGTTAATCTGCTCGACTATTTGGTAATTGTAATACTTGTCCGGCTCATTTGAAAACGTAACCGTTCCGCTTGTATTGAAATACGCTATTACTTTGTCTATATCGTAGTTTCCGTATAAGCCGATTGTAATCTCCTTGTCGTATGCCGAATAGCCCAACGGAGTTACAATGTCGCCGTTTCTACCGTCTATTTCCTCCACTTCTGTTCTTAAAAGAGGTTTAGAAATAGGCGGTAATGATTGAATAAGTAAGCCCGTTATTTCGGTGCTTATTTGTCCGTTTAATATAATATAATCTCTCATATTACCGCCTCTCTCTAACTGTATACTACTCTTGTAACGGTCTTCTCTACAAACTCGCCCGCTACTTCGTCGTCAAGCTCGATTTTCATTTCACTTAATGCGGTCTTAAACGCCTTTAACATAGTGCCAAACTCTCGCTCGGTTGCCGTCTGCTGCGCGGAATTAACTCGGTTATTGATTCCGTTAAAGTCAAGCACCGTGCTTGCCATTTGAGCCGCTACGTTTCCTATCGGGTTAACTTCTATTCCGTCTTGAATATCTTTGTTTACTTCGTCGATATTGTCTTCAAAGCCCTGCCCGATACCAAGCGCAAGGTTTTTACCTACTACGTTAGCCATAACCTTTGACGGTGAAGCTATGCCAAAGAATTTTTTAAGTCCGCTTAAAATACTTTCGCCGAAGCCTTTAATCTTTTCGCCTATCCAACCCGTCATATCCTTGATTCCGTTCCAAAGTCCTTTAATTAAGTCCATACCCGCTTGCCCGATAGCCTTTATAGAATCGGGGCTTGTCAAAGCGTCAAATATTGCGCTGATTATATCGGGGATTGCACCTATCAACTGAGGAATAATCTGAGGGATTGCAGAAATCAATGCGCCAAAGAGCTGTACCGCCGCTTCCAAAATCAATGGTATGCTCTGAATATGAAAATTGACAATCGTCTTTATTACCTTTGGAAGTTCAATAAGAAGCTCCTTGATAATAGTCGGCAAGGCTTGGATAATAGCCATAAAAAACGAAACAGCACCTTTTAGCAATAGAGGAATATTGTCGGCAAATGTTTTTACCAATAATGGTACTATGGCAATTACCTGCGTTATCAGTTCCGGTAAGGTTTCGCCAAGCCCCGCAAGCAGCTCAATTATTATCTGCGCGCCTACAGTAAACAACAGCGGTAAGGCTGATAAAAGTGCGTTTACCAATTCGGGAATTGCAGATACAAGCGTCCTTGCCAATTCGGGTAAAGCCGATAAAACGCCTTTTAAAAGGCTGTTTACTATGCCGATTCCAACATTTAAGACTTTCGGCAACATTTGATTTATAATATCAACCGCACCGCTTAAAGCCTTGCCTATTACGTCGCCTATTTTTTCCATATCGCCGTTGGCTTCAAGTATTCCGTTGGTAAACTCACCTAAAAGGTCTTTGCCTCCCGTTGCAAGTTCCGTTAACTGCGGTAATAATACCGTGCCTATGGCGTTCTTTGCCGCTCCCGCTCCGCTCTTTATTCTCTGCATTGAATCGTCAAATTCTGCGGCGGCGTTTAATTGGTCTTCGCTTAATACCGCGCCCATAGCTTTGGCTTCGTCGGTAAGGTCTTTTATGCCGTCGCTTCCCTTTTCAATAAGCGGGTTTAATTCTTGCGCCGATTTACCGAATAACTGCATAGCTAAAGCATCGCGCTCGGTTTCGTTGGATATCTGACCTAAAGCGTCTATGGATTCCCAATAAACGTCCTCGCCGTCCCTTAACTGTCCATTTGCATCAGTTACGGAAACTCCTAACTTTGAGTAAGCATCGGCATACTTTGAAGATCCGCTCGCCGCACTACTCATAGCCTTAACGTTTCGCGCCATTGAGCCGGTCATTGTATCAAGTGAAACGTCTACAAGTTCAGCGGCGTAATTGTAAGCCTGCAATTTATCGGTTGAAACTCCCGTTACGGTACTCAACGTCGTCATATCGTCAGCATACGTTGCGAGTTCTTTTGTTGCACTTGCCATAGCACCGCCAACCGCACTCGCCGCCGTTCCAACTGCGGAAAGAGCAACGCCTACGCCTTTTATTGCGCTTCCTAATTTCGCAAATTTGTTTATCTTTTCGCCACCGTCATCAAGTTCGTCACCAAGTTCGTCAATAGCTTTTTCGGTTTTCTTGCACTCTGTTTGAGCATTGGTTAACTCAACCCGCATTTTGCTCATAGATTTTGCATTTGCGTCTTGTGCGGTGGTACTCTTTTTTACCTCTTGCGCTAATTGATTTACTACTTGCTCTTGTTTTTTATATTCTGCCGATTCTGTGCCTAATTCTTTCCCGATTTGGTCGAGCTTGTTCTTTTCTTCGTCATAAGATTTAACAAGGGCTTCGTGCTTTTTTGCGTTCTTTTCGTATTCGCTGCTCATCTTCGCATATTGCGTCTGCAACACGCTTAATTTCTGCCTCTGTAAATCAAGCTGCGACGTAAGGTTTTTATTTCTTTCTGAAAGAGCCTCCACGCTTTTATCGTTTTTATCAAAACTTGCGTCAGTAAGTTTCATTTGTGCGGATACTTCTTTTAAGCCCTGCGAAATATTATTTAATGCCTTTTTATATTCACTTTCGCCCGTAAGTTTTACCGCGCCGCCAAAAGCCATTTACTCACCTCCTCGTTAAAACCATTCTTCTTGGTCGTTAACCTTGTTATATGCTTCTTCATAAGTTATGTTTGCATTTTTAAGGCGCAACTCTAAATCGAAATTGTTTTTATAATGCTGATATAATCTATTAAAGGTTGTAAGAGTTAATCTCCCCGTTTCCTTAAAGGTTAAACCTAATTTTGCTCGTCCTATGAAATAGTAGAAGCTAAAATCTATAACCGGGTTTACTTCCTCTTGGTCGGGGATCACTCGTTTTTTTCCGTACTCTGCGTGCTGTCTATAACAGCGTCATTCAGAACATTCGCAGCATTGCTCAAGCCGATTTCGGTTATAATTCTGCCGACTTGTTTCATTGTCAAGGGTTTCGTGTCTTCGCCTTTTTCTTCGTTGTCTATCTCGATACCCTCGTTTATCATTGCAGCAAAACCGAATATAACGGCTTTTGCGTTAGGCTCACTGCCCGTTGTTCCGTCTGTGAGGTCGCCCCACTTTTCCAACGTGCCGTATTCCTCCTGGATCTGCTCCATTACGTTCAAGTTAAAAATTACTTTGTATTCTTTGTCTTTGTATTTGAGTGTTTTACTTATTTCTTTCATTTCATTTTCCTCCGTAAATACAAAAAATAAAGGGGCGGCTATATTAAGCCGCTCCCTTTTCATTAAGCACTAACCGTAAACAAACCCTCTAAATATGAAACAGCGTCCGACTTTGAATCAAAAGTCTTTGCCTTGCTCCAATCACCGTTTGCGAGCGTTGATACTGTGCCCTCAATTTCAACTGTGCCGAACTCTACGCTTTCGCCTTTTGTGTTATCTTCTTGCGACGGCTCGCTGAATTTTACTTTATTAAGAAATTCAACTTTGTACTTGTATGAGCCGTTAACCATTTTCGTAACGATTCTGCCAAGTCCTACATAGGCGGCTACGTCGTTAGAGTTTCTTACGATAACTCCGTCTGCAACGGTATGTCCCAAAAGGTCGGCAAGTGTCTGAATATCGTCCTCGTCAATGCCCATTGTTACTGTACCGCTCTGGAATGATGTATCGCTCTCTGCAAGTACGTTGTCGGCATAAAGTTTAGCGTCGTTGTTAGATATCGACACATTGCAAGTGATTGCCTTGCCGGGCTTCTTGGCAACGCCATAAGTTGCATTGCCCTGTGCGTCCTCGGTAAGAATGCCATACCTAAAATTGTCAAGTCCTATCTTTGCCATATTATGCACTCCTTATGCTGTTATTTGCTCGTTCAATTGCAAAACTTAACGTTTTATGATAATAGCCCGTATCGTCTTCGTAGAGATCACTGCTGTCCCTACTCGGCTGCCATATAAAGCCATTATCTGTTAAAATTCTTTTTACACCCTCAATTATATTCGTATAGTTGCTCTTACTGTAAATATCAAAGTCGTAATATTCTACATAGTTAATTATGCCGTTGTCCGCGCCCAATACGTTGTCTATGTCCGTCTGCTGATAGGTCACATAAGCCGTTGCTTTGCCGTCATAACGTAAAAAAGAAACGGGAACTATGAAATTGTTAAAAATCTGTTCGATTAACTCATTCATCAAGTAAACCTCCGCTTAATTCTTTTTGAGCTTTGAGCATTGCCTTTTCTATCTGTGCTTTCTTAAATGATTTTCTGAAGAATGGCTGTTTGCTCTGCTTGGTTGATCCGTACTCGAATACATTCGCAACTAACGGTGCGGGAGTTTTAACGCCCCTACTATTGTTGAAATACCCGCTAATAATTACTTTCGTATTTATTCCGTCATCGCTCGGTGTCTTGTACGTTTTCGTTATGCCTATGTTGTTTATTATGTCGCTTCCACGCCAACTGCTCGGCACATTGGCTTTGACGTTTTCAAGAACTGTTTCTGCTCCCGCTTCCGTCATACCGCCAAATATCTTATCGCTATTGTTATATATCTTTTTTATGTCGTCCATTATCTCTTTGGGGAACTCAAGCTCAAAGCTCGCCATTAGTGCGTAACCTCTTTCGCTTGTATTTCCAATTCAATATTGGCTTCGTTAACGTTATTAAGATATTCAATAGTGTAAGTCTTGTCGTTGAACTCTATCTGCATATCACGTGTGATTTCGGTATGCGGATAACGTATTGTAAAGTTTGTATATGCCTTTTCAAAGTCGCTGTTGTTCTTAATAAGCGTCATTCCCCTTGTGGTCTTTACGCTTGCATAAGGACTTAATATAAGCGTCTTTGTTTCGGTTTTGAAACCCTGCGAATCCTTGCCTATAACTACCGAATAGATTTTTATTTTACGGTTATACTTGCCCGCATTCTTGACTAAATTCATAGCAGATTCACGCTGTGCATGCCAAGAATAGTTTCGACTACCTTGTTAAGATTTTCGTTATCTACATACAACGTGCGGTTGTCCCACATATCCTGGCATAGAATCAAAACTACGATTACAAAATCTTCGTGCTGATCTATCTCGGCACTTTTAAGCCCGGTATAACTCGAAATAAAAGACTTTGATACGTTTAAGAGTGTGGTAAGGGTGTTTGTTTCGTCTGTGGTTAATGTTTCCGTGAGCAAGATATAATCTGCAATATCTTGTACCGTGATATCACTAACCTTGGTTATATTATTCATTTGTTACCTCCTTATTGGAGTTGCCTAAACAACAAATAATATTATTTCTTTGCCGCCTTTTTCTGCGGCGCCTTCTTCGGCTTCGGCGCTTCTGCTTTAACCTCTGCCTTTACCTCTTTTTTAGCGGGTTTAACTTCTTCAATGTAGCCCGCTTGGGTGAGGTCGGCTATAATCTCTTTATCAGTTATAGCCTTAACCTCACCTTTACGCATTGAAATTGTACCGCTAAAACTAATTAAAGCTTTATACATTTGCGGTCAACTCCTTTTTATGCTGACGGTGTAGCCATTTTAAGAGTTGCAAGCTTCTGCTGATTAGAAACCTTGCCGTCAAATTCAAGCCAACCAACAACGCCGTAAGCGTGCTGTGTAGCGAATCTCTCACGAAGAACTTCAATGTTGATTTCCTCGTTGAACTTTGTGGTAAGTCCGTCAAATTCACCGTAGTAAATTACGTTCTTGCCAGCTGCGATTTCGGGCATACTGTCAGAAACGTAAACGGGCTTGCCAAGAAGTGTCTTACCGAACGGAGCGGTAATGTCGTCCTGCAAAAGATATCTGCCAACTTCGTCTTTAAGAAGACGGATAGCGGTGCGTGTGTCACGGCTCATAACCCACATAGCGTCTGCCTGGAACTCGTCAATAACGCTGTCCTGAACTTTGATAAGCTCGTCTGCGGTAATAGCATTAGCCGCCGCCGCCGTTGTTACGTTAGCAACCGTTGAAAGTCCGGTTACCTTGCCAACTGTACCATTGATAAGCTCGCCCTCAATGAATCTTGCGATATCGTATGCCATTTTATCAACAACATAGCCGACAATGTCGAACTGTGAGTTATTGATAAGTGAGCGGCTGATAAGTGACAAAGCACCCGCAAGGAAGCCCGTAAGCGTAATGTTGGTAAACTTACCAACGTTGCTTGCGAGGTCTTCAAACTCGGTTGCATAAGCAACTGTGATCGCAGTTGTGTCTTCGTCATAGTAAGGGATTTCAAGTGTACCCTTAACGTTCATCTTCTGTGATCTCGCAAGGATAGGCGAAATCTCATAAACCTTGCTAATGATTTCCTTTGCAATAGTTGTGGGAATCAAAACGCCACCGCTGTTGGAAGCGGGTGTAAGGTTGTTGGCACGCTCATTGTATGTGCCACCGAAAGAAGCACGAAGATAAGCTTCGAAGTCTTTACGATCGTCAGCAGCTCTTGTTTCCTCTGCTCTTTCTTCCTCTTTGTTCTCTGCGGGAGCTTCTTCAGCTGCGAATCCCATAGCGTCAAGAGTGTCCTTGATGTGTCTTACGTTGTCACGGATCTCTGCAAGCTCGGCTGCTTCGTCCTCTGTAAGCTCACGCTTTTCCATCTTTGCCTTGTTGAGAACTTCCTCATACTTGTTGAGGAGATCGTTCTTCTTTTCCATAAGTTCCTTTTCGTACATTTAATTTTCCTCCTTGTTATCTTGTAAAAATGTGTCGTGTACAAAATAGTCTATAACTCTATCAACAATTTCTTGTTGTTTAGGCTGTTGTTCTTCGGTTGCTTCCTCTACTGATTCGGCAACTTCTTCTGCGGGTGTTTCTTCGGCAACTTTCTCAACGGATTCTGCGGGTGTTCCCTCGGTTTCTGTTTCTTCCGTTACCGTTACCTCGTCAATGAATGGCTCGGCTCTGAACTGCATTTCGTCGCTGTCTTCCCTTGCCATTATCAAAGTTCCGTCATAGGCGGGTGTTTTTGTGTTATCAAGAATTGATACTTCGTCAAGGTCTAAATCCTGGACGGCTCTGTGGAGCATTCCGTCAATTACTCTTTTAACTACGCTTCTGTCATAGAAGCCGAAACTCCAACCTACTAATTCGTTGTTCCTTGCCTTGCAGATAACGTCGGGATCTGTAATAACGGCTCTTGCGTGTAAACCGATATTGTCTTCGTGCAATTCAAGGTTGCCCTGCTTCTGACTTCCTAACTCTCTCTGCGGGTTATGGTTGAGCAATATCTTTACGTTGTTATTCCTCTGTAAAGCCCTTGTAAACGCTCCTTTGCAGATTCTCTCGATAAACTGTCCCATTCTGCTCCAAAGCGGTTTACTGTCCCTTTCTACTGCGTTTACTCAAACATAGCCCGATATTTCGACGCTATCGTTTCTAATATGGACTTGCATTAGCTCACCTCCTCAAAAAAATAAGCCCATTTATAGCCGTATGCACTCGGCTTTTTGCCTTTACATACTTCTACAATATGACTTGCATTTTTAATGTTTAATTCTCTTGCTATTTCCCCGAAAGAGTTATAAACCTTTCCCGTTGTAACGTTTATAACCTTTTTAGAGTTCCAATGCTTTTCGCCCGTGTACTTACCTAATTTGGCGTTCCTTTGTTTTTTTCTAACTTCGGCGGGTGTTTCCTTGCCTTTGTTCCACGGCTCTTTGCCTTTACGCTTCGCAATTTGGTTAGCCCTATAATCTGCATTTTTCCACCTTGCAGACTCTAACTCGCTTAATCTCTTACAAGTTTCGGGTGTGTGGTGTTTCCCCGTATTAATCACGCTTAATTTTTTACGGGTTTCTTCGCTAACGTTATTTGTATGCCCTCCGCTTTCAACGTTATAGCCAAATTCACGTAAATTGCTTTTATAATGGGCTATCAATTCTTTTTCTTTCTGTTCGGCTTGTTCTTTTGTTAAACCGTCAAAAAGTATTTTATGTTCTATGTTATCCCAACCATATTTGAGAATCGCATTATAAAAATAAAGCTGTCTTTGATAACCCTTGCCGTGTAACCACCTTTTAATCGGGTTTTGCTTTGTGATTCCTATATACACCTTGTCGCTCGGTGTAACGTGCATATATACCGTGTACATAATTAACCCTCGGCACTGTTTCCGCTTTCTTCGAATGCGGTGTCAAGTTCCTTGTCTATTATTAAGTTTTGAATGCTTTTGTCGGTTTCACTTTCTACCCCGGTATCGACGTCGTCGTTCGGGTCGGTCAAGCTGTCCGTATTCGGCGTGTAATATTTGTGAGTATTGGTATCGTAAAGTACTGCGCCCAAGCCAACGTTTACAACGTCCAAGCCCTCAACGTAATTCATATTTTCGGCTCGGCGTATTTCGTTAAGTGTCATAAAGCCCGTTTCTTTTGCGGTCTTGTAAGCGTTATATCGCTCTGTGATATTTGCCTTTACGATTTCCTTAACGTCAAACTCAAAAAACATTTTTCCTTTTTCGTTCTCTAAAAGAAAATCTCTGTTTAATGCCGTTTCAAAAGCCTTTACTATTGGATAAATAGCTTCTTTAAAAGTACGCCAAAAGTCATTAGGGTAAATATGGAATATATCATTAATTTCGTCTTGCAACGTTTTCTTGCTTTCGTTGAGCTGCATTTCAACGCTGTTATTTGACGCTTCTTGAAATTCAAGTCCGTTATTCAGAACGACAACGTTTTCCTCGTTGTTCGCATATAACTTTTTCCAAGCTATTTTTAACGTATTAATTTCGTCTTGCCCTAATTTATGCTGTGATTTAAGGAAGCCTTTTTTATTGCCGCCGCTCTTTACCATTCCAAGCTGATACAAAAGCGTATTATAAGCGGTTTCAAGTGCCTTGCTTACTTCAACCGTTAAGCCGATTCCCTCTGCTCCGTCTTTTGTGTTTCTCAAAAGTTTAATGAAGTCGTAAGGTCGGTATGCTTTGCCCTCTACTAAAATTACGTAGTCTTTGTATATGGGTTTCCAATTCCTTAAAATCGTTATGTAAATATCGTCTACATAAAAAAGCCCCGTAAACTCGTTACGGTTTCGTTCTATGTAAGCATATCCTCCACGTCCCATAAGGTAATCGGTTACCATAGCTTTTTTCAGTTCGAAAGCATTAAGCGTGTCGCCCGTATCACCGTTTAATATTTTTATACGGGTGTCCTTTTCCTGCTCCTCTACCTTGCCTTTTGTAACCTTGTAAAGTTTGACGGGCATTGACGCTACCATATTTGAAATAAGGTCAACCGCTCCGCATACGGCGGGAATCGTCATAGCTTTTTCTCGGTCTATCGTTTCGCCCTGCAATAATGCCGTCAATAAAACGTCGTTTACATTATTGGTCGGGTTATAAATAGGCTGTGGCGTTTCTTCTCGCTTTCTGCTAAAAAGCCCCATTTCTTCACCCCCTTAAATTATTTTGATTAAGCCCATATCTGCCAAGTCCTCGGCTCTTACCTTTGTAGTTTCGAAAGAATCGTTAACCGAAACGTATCTGTCTTGCTCCAAATCGTAGTAAGTCATTATGGGTTTAACTTTCACTTTCTTTTTTAAGTCTTTTTTATATTGGCTCTCGCCTTTGGCTAACATTTTGTCCCAAGCGTCCTCGCCCTTATACGCTTCGTATTTGGGAATCTTGTTAACTATCTTTTTTACGTCTATGTTATCCATTTCAAAGGGTAAAAAATAACAATTCTTTCCCTCGGCTAACCCTTGTTCTTTTAATGCGGGAATCGGCGTTACCAATAACGGTACGCCTAACGCTTCACATTCTCGGGTAAAATAACAATCGCCCTCGCTGTCGCTCAACTGTACGCCGTAACCGTGTCCTTTTACGCTTGCAAGTATAGGTCGAATGTGCAACCGGGGCTTGCAGTAAACAATATTCGGGTTTCTTATAGCGTCGGTGTCGTTGGTAAATACGTACCATACGTAATTAACTCCCGCCCGATTCAGAGCTTCGCCTAATTTAATCATTCGGCTTTTGCCTTTTTCTGCCGTGAGTCTTGTAGCACTTATTAAATACAATGCGGGTGTCGCTTCCTGGTCGGTTATCATTAAAGGATTTCTGCAATACGTAGGTTTAATGCCTGTCAATTCTTCCCATTCCTTACCCGCACTCTTTGAAACGCTTATGTATTTGTCGATTTTCGGGTTAAGCCTTGGCTGTATGCCTTGTGACTTAAAACAAGCGTGTATAATCTGAAAGTATTCGTCCGCTTCGATATAATCGATAATGTCTGTTTTATAATTAAAAAACGCTTTTTTGCATTTGAAACGCTGCTCGGCGAACTTTATTACTCTTACGTACTGTTTTAAGCGTCTTATCTGCTCCTCGTCGCCCGTTTTATATATAACCGCTATGTCAGTACTGTTATATTTACGTGCCAATTCAAATATAAACGTTTCCACGCCGCCGATTACGTTAAAATTCGATACATAGAATATATTTTTAAACTCCATACATACCGCCTAACTTCTCGTTTAGTTTTTCTATCTGCCAAGGGGCGTCAATATCTATTGTTTCGTCATCTATCGATAAGTACGTATCGTCAATAATGTATTGTTTATTCGGGTCTAAACCGTTTAACACTCGGTATAGTTCCCAACTAATAGCGTAACCTCTTTCAAGCTTGCCCTCGTCTTGTAATCTGTTAGCTTCTTCAATGCCTTTTCTGAACTCCGCTTGATTTATTACTATGTAACCGAAAGGCTCGCCCCAATTCTTATGTTCTTCGTTACGTGCTACCTCATTACCTATGAACGTATTAACGCCCGGTCTTAAATTGACTATTCTATTTATAGCGTCCTCGGTGAAATAAACGTCACCGTGCAAATATACGCAAGGCTCGTCCGTTGGATAATAAGCGTCTAACCAATAACCGTATATTTTTCCGTTCTCAAAGCGGAAGCTGTTTGTATGTTCTAACCTCGGTACTCCGCACTCGTCAAATATCGGGTTATTGGAGCTTATGTATATTTCCTTGACTCCGTTTTCCTTTAAAAGCCGAATCGTCCTATCGACTAACCGTTCGCCCATAATAACGCTTAACTGCTTCGGCGTTTCGAATTTATCGTTAACCCCGCCACACATAATTATATATTTCATATCGCACCTCATATTACTTGTACGGCAAAGTCCATTTGGTTAAGGAATACGTCTTGCTGTAATAGGTAAACCGCATTAATAAGGCTTACTACCATATCAACCTTGCCCGTTGACTTTTTCTTATGTACGTATAAGTTCTTATTTGTGTCATAACTGCAACGTGCATTTTGAAAGTTTACTTCAAGCAAAGGGTTTTCCGTGTATTCAAACTCGCCCGCTAAAATCTTTTCTTTTAAGAGTTTTGTCGGCGGGTGTAATACCGAACTATGCTGTCTTATTTCAACGCAGTTATAACCCTTGCGCTCTAATTTCTGCGCCGTCGATAAAGCGTTCCACCTATCATATCCAATAGCTTGTACTTGTACGTTATATTTTTCCTCAATGGATAATATAAAGTCCTCAACTACGGCGTAGTCTATTACCTTGTCGCCGCACGCTATACATTTAAGCGTTTTGATAAGCTCATAATAGTTAACCTTTTCGGCTACCGTCTTTTCGTTTATTCTGCCCTCGGGTATAAATGCTACGCTGTCGGCTAATATGCGGTTATCTTCGTCAACGGCTACCATTGAAACGGCGGTGTTATCGTTGCTCTCTGAAAGGTCAACGCCTAAATATACAACCCGTCCGCTCCAATTTATGTTTGCAACCTTGCAGCTCTGCACGTCTTTTACGTCTATGTAAGTTTCCGTGCCTTGTCCTTGGTATATAATGTTACAATGCTTCGTTACGAAGTTTTCCCTTGCGCTCTCAACCGCTATTGCATACGCCCGTTTCTTTAAAAGGTCTTCCCATATTTCAGGCACTTCCAAAGCAACGGGGTTACTCTGCTGCAAAATAAGGTCGTCGGTTTCCCAATTCTTCGTCTTGTCGGGCTCATACAGTAAACTAAACCTTGTTTCGTCGCTCTCGATTCCGTCTAACACCTTTTTCGAATAATTAACCTCGTCTTCGAACGGGTTATCTATTGTCGGATATTTGGTCGAAATAACAAAGCCAAGTTTATTGAGTATGTTTAACTGTCCGCTTCGCATAGCTTGTATGGCATACGAAGTCGGCAGCGCTCCCGCTTCATCTGCTATAAAAGCGTTTGGCAGCTTACCGTCCATACGGGACGTTGAATAGCTCAACGGCGTATATTTCGTTTCTGTCGGCTTAAATAAAATATAGTCCCGCAGAATTTTAAAACGCTTCGCCCCTTTGAACTCATATATTAAAGGGCTGCTTCTAATTGTTTCGCTAATCGCTTCACGGATTTCCCTTGACAACGAGCCGTCCGGGGCGACGCTATAAAACTTTGAAAACTGCGGCTCGGTTAAAAATAGCAATATAAAAATGGTCGCTATTGTGTATGTCTTAAAGTTCTTTCGGCATATCTCAAGTATGCCCGTTTCATATCGCCGCTTTTTCGGGTTATCTCTATAAACAACGCAAAGCACCGCTATATAAAAAAGCCATTGATAACCTACCGTACACTCATAAAGCGTTTTTCCCGCTTTTAAACCTTTCGGCATAATCAATAGCTTTAATATATTCTCTACTTGCTTTACTTTCTTGTCAGAAACGACGTACTTTTTATTTTTGCCCTCGCATATCTGCATAAAGTCCCGCATTTGTAATTTTACATATTTGGGAGTCGTCTTTAAGCGGTAATTTGCCTTGCAAAATTCATACGCTTTATTCACATTCCTCGCCGCCATTTATTGCCTTTAATAACGGGTCTTCGTCGTCCTCGGTTTTTTCCTCAACGTTAAAGTTCTTTATGATTTTCATTAACGTTGCTACCGTTTTATTGGCACTATCGGTTGTTTTGTTATACTCCGCAACGGCGGGGCTACTGTAAACGTTCCCTCTGCCCTTTACGTATTCCTTTGTTACAAGTAAGCCGTGTTCTTCAATAGCACTTTCAAGCTCGTTCAATATTTTTAATTGCATTTGGTATCTTTCGAACGTCGTTACGAAGAAATAGTTACTCTGTACGCCGTTTTCCTCTGCAATCTTAATAATTTCCCTTGCCTGCTTCTCTAAATCGTTCTTTTTTGCCATAATCTCGCCCTCATTATCTTTCATTTCATTATTTTTAGGCTGTATTGCATACCCTCTTAAACTTTTACTCGGTTTTTGAGGGTTTTTGCTGATTATTTTGTGTTTTCGCCCGGTTTTCCCTTTTTATTCCAAAAAAAGTTTGATTTTCTGCTATTTTTGTAAAGAAAGG